AGCAAGATGCCAGCGGATGGTCGCTTTGGCGAAGGAAGTTATTGATACCCTTAATTCAACCAGGAAAACATCTACTTCCACTTACGTTCGTTTAGGCCAGATAACGGGGCCTTCTTTTCAGGCTCCCGAGGACTTCCCGCACTTTGTTGGCAGAATTGATGCTGGTTGGCAGGCAAGCGCGAAGTAATTCGCTAGCCTGTCATTAGCTGGGCAGTGCCCGCCAAGCCACTACCCCCTGACTTCCAATGGCTACCGTCCTGTCCGGCATCTCCGGCGCCCTCTACTACAAGCCCGCTGGCACCAAAGCCACCTTTGGCGAGCTTGATGTCAACGCCGCAACCGATGCCTTCTACGTTGGAACCAACATGGGTTTCCGCGTAGGTGATCCTGTCAAATTCAGCGTCGTCAACACTCAGACCGGCGGCACTGGCACTGGCACCCTTCCCTCTTCGCTGGTTGGCGCCAACACCTATTACGTGCTGACCTACAGCACCAGCACCGGCCTGATGACGATCTCCTCCACCTCTGGCGGTGCGGTGGAAGATGTCACCAACGACGGCACCGTGACTGGTGTCAACAAGTTCCAAGTTGCTTACTCAGAATTCGGCGTGGTTTCCGAAGCACGCGATTGGAGCATCGAAGTCAGCAGGGCTGAAATCGACGTTACAGCCATTGGTCAAGCCCTGGGCCAGTATGTTCCCTTCCGTCAGTACATTTCTGGTTTTGGTGACGCAAACGGAAGTGCTACTGTGTACTTCACTGATGAGGATGCTTCTTTCGCGAACCGCATCATCCAAGACGTTCTGCTGCGTAAGCAAGTTGGCGCAACGATGAAGCTTTACATGGATCGCGTTGAAAGCGCCGGTGTGGTTGATGATACCAAGTCCCGTTCGATTGAAACTGAAGTCACTCTGACCTCTGCTTCTTTCAACGTGAATCCGGATGATGCCCAGAGCATTTCCATCAATTTCCGTCCGTCGGCTGCTGTTAGCTTCGACCTGATGACGACCTGATTGGTTGATTAGGTAGCAACGGCCCCGCTTCGGCGGGGCTTTCTCTTCTCTTTCTGTCTGTCATGCCTGACACAATCGTTCATGGAACTCTTCCCACTGGTGCGGCCCGAGAAATTGGCGCCACAGACGAGGGCAGGCTAAAAGTTGACATCGGCAGCGCAACGCTCAGCGTCACGGCTGATGGCGTCGAGATCAAAAATGACACCGGCAACCCGGTCCCCGTCGCCGATGGTAACAACAGCCTGACCGTTGACGGCAAAGCGTATCGCTCTACTGCAACTATTACACGTCCCAGTAACACCACTGCATACACCGCTGGCGACGTGGTAGGTGACACGGGCGGCAGCGCCATCATCAGTCTTACCTCTGCTGGCCCTAGCGGTGGTTTCGTGTTGGTGCAAAGCGTATCGCTGGTCTTCAGCGACAGCGTAGTACCTAGCGGCATGGGTGTATTTCGTGTTCACTTGTATTCCGTCAGCCCTACTGCTATTGCTGATAATGCAGCCTTTGATTTGGTGAGTGGTGATCGTGACACCTACATGGGTTACATCGACTTACCTGCGCCACTGGACTTTGGTAGCACGATCTATACACAGACTGATTACCCCGGCAGGTTGATTAAACTTGCTGCTGCTAGCACGACGCTATTTGCGGAGATCGAAACCCGTGGTGCATACACGCCGGTCAGTGCCAGCACCGTAAGCCTGCGGATCAATACGCTTGAGGCTGGCCTGTAATGCGTGCGCTTGGTGCATCACGTACAAGCCTAGTGCCTGGTGGTGTACTAGCAGGCCCATGGGTGCGGGACGGCCTATGGCGCCGCGCTCGTGCTGTGCCGTCACTTGACCTGCGGTTTGCGGATAACAAGAGCCTGACGGATGCGGTCACTGGCGCATCGCTGGTCACCTTCACCCGCGCCAGCAACGGCACGTACACCGACAGCGCAGGGGTGTTGCAGACGGCAGCCACTAATGTGCCACGCTTCGACCACAACCCCACAACCGGCGAAAGCCTGGGGCTGTTGGTGGAGGAGCAGAGGACGAATTTGCTACTGAACAGCGGCACTCTGTCCACCCAGAGCGTCACTGTTACCGCTGCTGCTCACACCCTTAGCTTTACCGGCACCGGCACAATCACGTTGACAGGGACCAGCACCGCCGGCCCACTTGTTGGCACTGGCGAGTCCAACCGGGTGAGCCTGACGTTTACGCCAACCGCAGGCAGCCTGACGCTGACAGTAAGCGGCACCGTTACCAATGCACAGTTAGAGGTTGGATCATTTCGGACCAGCTACATCCCCACCACCGCAGCAGCAGCCACCCGCAGCGCGGATGTGGCGAGTATCACGGGGAGTAACTTCAGCTCCTGGTATCGGCAGGATGAGGGGACGGTGTTTTACGACGGGCAAGTATCAGGCTCTGAGTCAGGTACCAAAAACTTGCTGGGACTGTCAAACGGCTCCGGCAGTAACATTATTGATTTAGTCATTCCCTCAAAGCTAAATCAAAGATTTCGCGTGACGACAGGCGGCGTACAACAAGCTTTGCAGAATGTAATACCTACGGCAAGTGTTTATAATCCAGCAAAAGTTGCTTACGCATTTAAGCTTGACGATACCAATTCGGCTGGCAACGGAACTGTCCTATCAACAGATACATCCTGCACCATTCCAACTGTTGATCGTTTTACTTTTGGTGTAGTTGCAACAGGAGAGGCTCAAGTGGCGGCTCGATTTAAGCGCCTCACCTACTGGCCCCAGCGCCTAGCCAACTCCACTTTACAGAACATAACCACCTAACCATGTACTGTTACCGCTTCAACACCCGCACCCAGTTCCGCACCCTTGCCGCTGCCGAGGGGTTGCTCACTGAAGATGACGAGCTGATCACCAACAGCCACACCCACGCCATAGATGAGATCGGCGCCATCTACGGAGGCGGCACCTACGACGCTGAGGGCGAAGTGATCACCCCACCAACGGCACTACCCGGCTGGCATGTCAACACCCTCGGGCTCGCCCCTGAGGCATGGGATCCCCACCTGATCATCGTCAACAGCGCCAGCCGCATCTTCTTCGGTGGCCCTACACAGGCGCCATCTGATGACATCCTGGAGGCAATGGCATGAACCCTTACTTACGCGCAGCAGAAAAGTTCCCGCAGCTTAAGCTCCAAGCCAAAGAACGACGGGATAAAAGGCAAGGCAATGACATGGGACCAGACAAGCCTGACAAGCCCACTCCGCCGGCTAAGCCGCCTAAGAGCAAGTAATAGACAATGTTACGGCCTTGTGCTAATTAGTTGCAGTGGTTAGTGGCTAGCTTGTCGTTAACGCATTCGGGCGATGTGTCAGGCAAAGCGCCTTGTCGTCAACAGGTGGTCTGCCACCAACACCCAGCAGCTGCTGAGAAGTGATGCTTTGATTTGCCTTTTGGCCTTCGGCAAGGTATCGTTAAAGCAGTCTTCCCTTCTCCAATGGCTACCGCCCCGACTCCTGCTCCTTCTCCTGGCTTCGGCCGGGCGATTGACAAACTTCGTAAGGCCGCAAACTTTGAGCCGATTAAACAAGAGATTGCTCTTGCGAATGGCGATGAGTTTGTATTTTACACCACACCACTGGCAGCGGTAGAAAGGGAGAAGGCACAGAAGGACGCAAAGTCTGACAGTGCAAATGACTTTGCCATGCAGCTTTTGATCGCTAAAGCTATTGATGAAAATGGAGAGCGAATCTTCAAGGCTGGCGACATTCCAGTGCTGAAGCGTGAAGTCCTGGACGATGATTTGCAAAAACTCATTCTGGCTGTACTAAGGCCAAATGGAAAGGAGGATGAGGAGGCTGATATGAAAAGCGATTGAAACTGAGCTTGAGTCAGATAGCAGACTCTACTTTCAACTTTCGCTCGCAGAGATGCTCAGTTGCACTTTGTTTGAACTTAAAAGCAAGGTAACTGACGAAGAATTCTCTTTGTGGGCCGCCTACTTTGCTGTTAAAAACAAGCGGCAACAGAAAGAAATGGGCAAGATCAAAAGGAAGCGTTAGCTCGCCAGCCGCTCTCCAGGGCGGCTTTTTCCTGGTCCTGGCTAGAATCGTTTCACGAGGAGGCTTTAAGACGTGGCCAGTTACGACGCCCAGATCAATATCTTGGTGGCGGGCCAGCGAAATATAAACAATCTGCTTGGCCAGCTAAATGAGATCGAAGGCGCGATTGCTCAAATTGAATCAAAATGGAAAGTAGCAAGCGCAGCTCTTCAAAGGGCTGATATTCGACTCGGCGCGACAGGTAGGCAGCAGCCTCGGGGAGAGGGCGGCAGGTTCGCTAGCGATCCAGACAGGCGGGCCAGGTTGAATGCACTCGCGGACAGGCGCAGAGCAGCCGTAGAGCAGCGCCTGGCTCGAATGGGCCTCAGCACGGCATCAGCGCAAGAAGCGTCAATTAGAAACCAGATCGAAGGCAATGACAGGCTCTTAAGACAGACCGAAAGAAGGATTTCGCTTGAGTCCCAGCTAAACACCGCCGTTGAGCGGCTTGAACGAAGACAGAGCGCTTACGCTCGTGGCGGCGGCGGTTCCAAGTTATCGGAGAAATTGCAGGACCGAGTTCGGAATATACAGACAACGTTCCAGGCGGTTGGCGGCGCCAATGTAAGAAACTTATCTTTAGTAAGGAGCCTTGCGACTGAGCTTGGAAGCATTGTAGAGCTGCAGAATGAAGTAAACAGGGGCACTCGTCTTCAGTCAACGGGATTCTACAAGGCTCAGGGACTTGAGAGAAATATCGCCTCCCTGCGTGAGCGAGGCCTTCGCCCCTCCGCATTCGCGACCGTTGGCGGTCAGATGCGTGATTACAGGTCCGCAATACAAAAAGGAAATCAGCCCGAAGCAGAGACAATCGCAAAAAGAATCAAGGAAAATCTTGACAGGCTGGCGCGAGACCTGGACCAATCTTTTGCGGAGCTTAAGAAGTCTCAATCTGTGAGACTTGCTGCTCGATCATGGCAAACATTTTTTGAAGATGCGGCAAGCCAAGCCCTGCAAATCAAGCAAAGCGCTCGGAATACGAAGGAATCTTGGCAAGTATTTTTCAAGGACGCTGCCAATCAAGCCCTTGCTATTAAGCAGGCTGGCCAAGATACCAAACGGGGCTGGAAAAACTTCTTTGAAGATGCCACTAATCAAGCGCTATCAATTAAGCAGAACGGACAGGAAACTAAGCAAGCTTGGAAGTCCTTCTTTGAGGATGCGGCTAACCAAGCGTTGGCTATCAAGCAAGCTGGTCAAGATACGAAGCAAAGCTGGAAGAACTTTTTTGAGGACGCCACCAGTCAAGCGCTGGCAATCAAACAGAACGGGCAGGAGACTAAGCAGTCATGGCAAACATTCTTTGAAGACGCTGCCAATAGCGCCTTGCAGGTAAAGGGGGCCAGCGCTGAGACAAGGGTCTCTTGGCAGACGTTCTTTGAAGATGCCGCTAATCAAGCTCTTGCCATTAAGCAGAATGGGCAAGAGACAAAAAATGCCTGGAAAAGCTTCTTTGAGGATGCCGCTAATCAGGCTTTCGCGATTAAGCAAAACGGACAGGAAACCAAACAGGCCTGGAGGTCTTTCTTTGAGGACGCCACTAACCAAGCTCTTGCTATTAAGCAAAACGCTCAAGAAACTAAAAGTGCTTGGAGAAACTTTTTCGAGGATGCTGCCAACCAGGCTCTTGCCATCAGGCAAAATGGGCAGGAAACTAAACAGGCTTGGAAGCTTTTCCTTGAAGACGCCGCTAGCCAGGCGCTGGAAATCAAGCAAAATGCTCAGGAAACCAAAAACGTTTGGAAAAGCTTCTTTGAAGATGCCTCCAACAGCGCTTTGCAGATTAAGCAAAATAATGCAGAGACAAGATCCTCTTGGCGATCATTCTTTGAAGAGGCTTCAAGCCAGGCCTTGAGCATCAAGCAAAATGCTCAGGAAACGAAAAATGCCTGGAAGAGCTTCTTCGAGGACGCTGCTAACCAAGCGCTAAACATTAAGCAAAACGCTCAAGAGGCCAAGCAGGCCTGGAAGAGCTTCTTCGAGGACGCCGCGAATCAAGCATTGGCGATCAAGCAGGGCGCAGTTGAGACAAAAAATGCTTGGAAACTGTTTTTTGAGGATGCTGCGAGCCAGGCTCTTCAAGTCAAGCAAAACGCCAAAGAAACGAAAAATTCATGGCAAGTCTTCTTCGAGGACGCTGCTGGTGAAGCGAATCGTCTCAGGTCTCCAATGCTCCAGGCGAGGCAGAACTGGCAGCAATTTTTCATTGATGCTGCGAAAGAAGCTGCCACGGCTCGCCGCAAGCCAGTCGGCGCAATGACACCAGAACAGCGGGTTGCCAGAGGCATTCTCGACCCAGCCAGCCTTCGCCAACAGCGCCTTGGTCGAGTTAAGCGAGGGAGGAAGGGGCAGGAAGCGATCGGGAGGGCAGGAAGCGAAGGCCTGGTCGGTGGTGCATTCCCCCTCCTGTTTGGTCAGGGCGCTGGGGCGTCCGCTGGTGGCTTTACCGGCGGTGTTCTTGGAGGCCTTGCTGGTGGCGGCCTGGGCTTTGGCCTGTCGTTGCTCGGCACGGTGCTGGGAACTGCAGTAGATGAAGCCGATAGGCTTGACAAGGAGCTGGCGAAGGTGAACGCCAGCGCGAAAGGTGTCGGCAATACTTCGGCGGACGTTAACAAGCTCGCTTCCAGTCTTGGCATAGCCAAAGAGGAAGCTATCAACCTTCTGGCTCAGTTTAAGCAATTTGGCTCTGCACAAATTCGCAAGGATCTTGCGCTTGTATTTGGGGGAGATAGAGGAGCAATTCTGGAAAGACTTGAGTCTATTGTCAAGGAGGAGGACGCACTTCAAGCGATCGCGGCTGCAAGAAGGGAAATTGGCAATCAGGAAGCAATTAGCCTTCTCAATACCTTCAAAATTCAAGGTAGCGCACAGGCACAATTAGTGCTGCGAGAGGCGCTGCTTAGGATCAGCGAAAAGGAGGTGATAGAGGAGAAGAAAAGAATTACACTTCAGGATCGGCTTTTGTCTATGTTCGCCTCTGGCGGGGGAGGCAATTTTGTCGATCCAGGAACTTTTGGCAAGGAAAGGGCAGAAGAGCAGCAGAAAGCATTCGAGAAGGAAAGGGATCAGCGTAGAAAAAATTACGATACAGCAATCAAAGAAAGTCAAGAGTTCTTCAAAGAACTTGACGCGCTTTCCCCATCAGGGAAGGGCTCCAAAGACGCGCTTGCATCCAACCTTCTCAGCGCAATTGATACCAGAAACGAGGCAATAGACAATGCTCGCAAGCAAAGAGAGCGGCAAATTGCAGACATCAGGAAGCAAGCGGTAGAGGCCGCTGCCCGCATCGAAGAGGATCTTGCGGATAAGCGGAAACAGATCGAGAGAGAGATTCAGGATGTCAGGCGCAGTCGCGCAGATTCTGCTATAGATGCTGACATTCGCTTCCGTGAGCTTCGTGGCGAAGACCCTGGCTTGATAGAAGCTGAAAGAGAGCTTCTGGCTATTTCTCGGGAAGACAGGGACGCTCGAATAGAGCTGCAGCGCCGGCTTGGTGATGAAGAAGAAGCACAAGCAAGAGTTATTACAAGGCATGAGGAAGAAGTCGCGAAGCAAATCCGAGACGCGAACTTAGCAGGCGCTCGTGCCATAGGCGAGATTCAATCAAATTACGCCAAGCAAGTAGCCAAAATTGTTGAAGAAGGCAGCGACAAGGCCGGCAAGCGACTGGCAAAAGCAGCCGAGATGGTCAGCCTGTATATGCAAAGAGGTACGCAAAATAATATGATTGGAGGCGCTACGGGTTTTGTTATTCCCGAGCGAACGAATGGAGCGTATAACTTTGGGGCACAGGGCGGCAGGACCAGACAGCAGGTCAAGGAAGACCCTACGTTCCAGGGTGTTCCAACTTCTATTGACAATCTCCTCAGGATTGACGACAAGCTGGACCAGTTGAAAAAAGACTTAAATATGTCACGCAAGCCTGATATTGGCCAGCAGTTCACTGCACTGCTTGGAGCGGAAGGCGGCTACGAAGACATTGCAGGATTACAGCCGCTGCCTCTGCAAAAAATGTTGCAGCAGATCGGGCGTCCATATACAGAATTGTACAAGCAAATACAGAGTGACATTACAGGGCTTTACGCGATAGGCCGCC